TATGGGTATCTCTGCCCGCCGGTAACGTAGACGCTAATATGGTGATTGGTATCGCTATCGAAGATACCAGCTTCACAAAGAATTTTGTGTACTTTTGCGGTTTGGACCCACTTGCATCCCCTACAAACTATCTACACGAATTCACAGTCATAACTCCGGCGTATGTTTTCCCTGAAAGCGTTAGGAAACCCGACGGAAGCGCTTCTGTACAGTGGATGAACGTGCTATTTGAAGTAGATACCACAGAAGCAGCTCCTGCAGATAGGGCAAAAATATACATAGGTGGGACTAAACAAACTCCTATTGATGAAATATCAATAACGCAGAACGCTAGTATTACGCTCGGAACCGGACCGCACACTATATATGTAGCGTCCCAAAGTACGGCTCAATTTGGTATAGTAAATGCGACCGCTCTTGTACGTGCTGTATGGGTTAAGTTCGCTACTACGAATCTGTTTGATTTTGACAATGCTACGGATAGACAGAATTTCATTTCTGTTTCCAGAGGATATGTCACGCACCAAGCCACTATGGGTGGTCAGACCGCCGATTTCTGGGGTGCCGGAGCAGTTACAGCGTGGACCGGGGGCGGATGGACTAATTCTGGCGGCACTAGCGTAGCAATTGGGGGCGTTACCTCTATTCCGGGGTAATTACATAATGTTTCCTAGCCTCAATAATTTAGCGCGTCCGATGTCTCAGTTCGGACCCCAGCAAAATATACAGCAGGGGTATTCGAACACAGTGTCTAATGCAGTTCCTGCATTCCAACAAATGTTGGCAATGCAGAGAGCTAACCCAAATATTGCGAGCCAATCTGCATTACAGGGTCTAATTAATCGTCCCGTACCTCTCGGTAATCAGTATAGAGACCTTGCGTTACAGTCTCGCCCTGTAACGGAATTTTCTAACTATCTAGGAAGTACCGGTGCCGGCAACCCTGCGGAGATAATGCAGAATATCGGTACGTCTGGTCTTACACCGTACGCAAGTCAGTTACCGGACTATGGGTCTTGGAAAGACCGAGATATTCAGCGCCAGAATGCTTCCGGTATGCTCTCGAAAGGTCTCGGGGCGCTTATTCCGGGGCTAGCTATGATGGCTTTTCCCGGCGCGGGGTTCGCTAAGATAGCCACCGCTGCAGGTATGGGAGGTCTTACGGGAGGTCCCGCAGGCGCATTGATCGGGGGGTTAGGATCTGCGGTAGCCCCTAGTATCAGCATGCCCGGGGGGATTGGTTCCCTTGCTCGGGCACCGATCCAAGCAATGGGCGCGGTCGCGAAGCAGTTCGCCAATCCTAGGGTTGCCGCAAGACAGTTGACTTCATCCGGAATCGGAGCATTCAAACGTAATGGCTAAATCACCAGCATGGACCCGCAAGGAAGGCAAGAACCCAAAAGGCGGATTGAACGCCAAGGGTCGAGAATCTTACAATAAAGCTAATCCCGGTAAGCCGGGGTTGAAGCCACCTGCTCCGAACCCGAAAACAAAAAAAGATGCGGCTAGAAGGAAGTCTTTTTGCGCGAGAATGTCCGGAATGCCGGGACCGATGAAAGATGAAAAAGGACGCCCGACTAGAAAAGCACTATCGTTGCGAGCTTGGAAATGCTAGTTTGTACTAGGTGTAAACAGGAAAAACCTGCTACGTCAGAATACTTTCCTTTACACAACAAAAAGAAAAATGGGCTAGATAGTTGGTGTCGCAGTTGCCGAGCTACGTATAGAAATGGCATAAACAGAGGTAAGTTTAGAAACGTCATTTCTGATGAAGATCTAAAACAACTAAAAGAAGAAGTAAAAGAATGTGTTATTTGTGGGGATGATAGCTCTCTTGTAGTGGATCATGACCACAAAACCGGAGAAATACGTGGAATTCTATGTAATCATTGCAACAGGGGGTTAGGTCATTTTAGAGATGACCCAGATCTCTTAGAGTATGCACGTATATATTTATTAGCGTCTAAAGACGATCCGGAATGGATCCAATACACTGAGAGCGTGGAATTGCTGAGATGAAACATTCTAAATATGCTAAAGGTGGAATCACAACCGCTGAAGGTAAAGCTACCGGTAAGGAAGCTCGCGTCAATGCGCGTATGAGCGAACTTGATCGGTATCTTAAAGACCCGTCTAAAAAACTTATTCGCACTGCGTCTGGTAAGTTTCAGTTTGTAGATGTGGCTCCTAAAGCTGCTGCAAGACCGGCTATGAAGTCTGCTCCTAAGACAGCTACGGCAAATGCAGTTCCGGGTACTAAGCAAGTTAGACCGCGTATTGGTGGCGGGTCTATTGCTACCCCAAAAACTAAGTACGAGAAAGACTACGACAAAGCAGTAGAGTCGTTGCCGCCGGGCCGTAAGAAGGTTTATGACGCCGCAAAGGCCGCGCGTGAAGCCCCGCCTCCGTTCAAGCTTAAGCCTTCCCGGGTTTCGATGCGTAGGACCGGCAAATGAAAAAGAAGTCCATGGAAGGAACTGGGAGGGGGGAGTTCAAGCGTGGCTCCCTCAAAAGCAGTAGTGGCTCTAAAGTCACTAATCGTAAACAAGCCGTGGCTATCGCACTGAGCGAGGCCGGCAAATCGAAGAGGAAGAAGTGATGCCTATTATGCGTGCTGGTCGTGCCCCTGCTGGTCGTCCGATGACTGCGGGTCGTTCTATGGTTGGCGGTCGCCGTTTTGCTGAAGGCGGAAGCCCGAAGAGTTCGGAAGAAGGTGATCTCAATCCGTTTGGCAGTAATAAGAAAACTATTAAAAAGCTCAATGAGATCTATCCGCCGAAGAAGCCTAAGTCCAAGAAAATGGCGAAGGGCGGTAAGTGCTACGCTGGCGGCGGCGTTGTTGGTAAGAACAAGACCAAGGGCTACGGCTGCGCCGAGCGAGGCAACAAGACTTTTAGGGTAGTTTAATGCGTTACTCCCGTGGCATGGGTGATATGAACCCTAAGAAACTTAAATCGATCAGCAAAAAGACCGATGGTGGTAAACCCGGTTTGTATGCGAACATCCATGCCAAACGGGAGCGTATTGCTAAAGGATCCGGAGAAAAGATGCGGAAGCCGGGGAGCAAAGGCGCTCCTACTACCAAGGCATTTACTAAGTCCGCGCTAACGGCTAAGAAGAAATGACCACCACCGCGACGACAGACTTCAATCTCAACCTCAACGAACTGATCGAAGAGGCGTTTGAGCGTGCCGGTGCAGAGCTTCGCACGGGCTACGACTTTCGTACTGCGCGTCGCAGCCTGAACCTTCTGTTCGCTGAGTGGGCAAATCGTGGGATTAACCTGTGGACAGTTGAGCAGGGGGTCGTCAATCTAGTCGCTGGACAGGCTACCTATGACTTGCCGGTCGATACGGTTGACCTCCTTGAACACGTAATCCGAACCAACGCGGGCAATCCTGACCAGATCGACATTGCCATTTCGCGTATCACAGTTTCTACGTACGCCAGTCTTCCGACTAAAACAGCTTCGGGGCGTCCGATTCAGATATATATAAACCGCCGCAGCGGGGCTACTGCCCCCGGTGCAATCGTGCAGCATCCGCAAGTCACGCTGTGGCCGGTACCAGATGTGTCCAACACATATCAACTCGTGTATTGGCGGCTGCGCCGGATGCTCGACGCAGGCACGGGGACGAATACTCAAGATATTCCGTTTCGCTTTCTTCCTTGTCTGGTTGCAGGACTAGCGTATTATGTAGCCATGAAGATTCCGGACGGATTTGATCGCGTCCCTATGCTCAAGCAGATGTATGACGAAGCTTGGCAGCAGGCGCAAGATGAGGACCGGGATCGGGCTAGCTGGCGCGTAGTTCCGCGTGAGATGTATATCTAATGGCTAGTAAATTTACCGCTGGTAAGAAAGCGATTGCTGAATGTGATCGCTGCGGCCAGCGTTATTATTTGAAACAGCTTGCAGCATTAGTTATTCGTACTAAGAGCACGAATATCCTAGTTTGCCCGACTTGCTGGGAGCCTGACCATCCTCAAAACATGCAGGGCATGTATCCTGTACAGGATCCTCAAGCCATTCAAAACCCACGCCGAGATAATACTTATCGTGTCTCTGGTATTACTGCAATCAATACTATTGGTGGCGGTAGCCGGGTTATTGAGTGGGGATGGAATCCCGTAGGGATGCCGGATAATGGACTTACCCCGAATACGCTAATCGCACGCGGGCAAGTGGGTACTGTAACTGTTGTAACGAATACGTAAGGAGATTTAGATGAAGCCGGATAGCCACCTCCAGAAGCACCACAGCATTAACAAGGGCGCTAAGGCTCTTAAGAAGGGCGGCCCTACGTCTATGGACCGTAAGAAGATGGGCAAGAATATGTCCCGGGTAATGAACCAGCGGTCTAGCAGCAAGCGAGGCAAGTAATGGCTAAGCCTAATCAGGGGAACGGAGTTCCCAAAGACGTTAGCGTTGGGCATGTCTCGACGTTGGATTTCAACGCCGCTCCGAAACGACAGACTGTGAAAATTCGCGGTACCGGTGCAGCGACCAAGGGAACCAAGTGCAGCGATAAGCTGGGCTAATAATGAATTACTCGTCTCTAGTAACTGAAATTCAGACGTATACGGAGAACCAATTCGTAACGGCTGATATCAATACGTTTATCCAGCAGGCTGAGCAGCGGATCTATAATGCTGTTCAGCTTCCTGCGCTCCGTAAGAATTCTACGGGCAACGTAACTGCGGGAAATAAGTATCTGACTACTCCAGACGATTGGCTGGCTACTTATTCCTTAGCAGTAATTGATGGTTCTGGAGAGTTTAATTATCTTTTAAACAAGGACGTTAACTTCATCCGCGCAGCGTATCCTTCTCCTACGGACGAAGGTTTGCCGGAATACTACGCTTTGTTCGACCAGAATACGTTTATTCTGGGACCAACCCCGGATCAGCCATATACAGTAGAGTTGCATTACTTCTACTACCCGGAATCGATTGTCACGGCAGGCAGTTCGTGGGTTGGAGATAACTTTGATTCCGTTCTTCTGTACGGTGCATTGCTGGAAGCATACACCTTTATGAAGGGCGAGCAGGATGTATTAGCTCAGTACCAGAAACGGTACGATGAAGCTATGGCGCTTCTGAAGCAACTTGGGGATGCTAAGAATCGTCAGGACGCATATCGTTCGGGGCAAGTTCGATATCCAGTAACTTAGGAGGTGGGGAATGTTTGAAGCTACAGGTGGGGTTGGGTCTGTTCAGGTTATTACTACGCATAATCGCGGAATGTCTTCAGATGAATGGGTGGAATTGGCTCTGCAAAATATCCTATCTATCTCTGATTCAGCTCCGCTGCCCATTCGCGAACAGGCGCGGGCGTACCAAGAACAGCTTAAATACATTCTCGGGTTTTACTTTAAAAAAGTAGCGAAGAGTGAAAGAACTACGATTGCAGCTAAGCTGCGTCAAGAAGGATTTCCGCACATCGCGGATAAAATTGAAGATCTTAGGTAAGGAGATTTAGATGGCTATTACGCAGGCGATGTGCACTTCGTTCAAAGCTGAACTGATGCAGGCGTTACACAATTTTACCTCTGGAACTGGCAACTCGTTCAAGATTGCATTATTTACATCGTCTGCTACCCTTGGCGCATCTACTACGTCGTATCCTCAAAGCAATGAAGTATCTAACGTAGGCACTAATTATACTACGGGGGGTAACACGCTGACAAACGTTACTCCAACTACTGGAGGAACTACGGGGTATACTTCTTTCAGCAATACAACGTGGTCCGCGTCAACGATCACTGCTCGCGGGGCAATGATCTATAATAGCACTAACTCTAACCGGTCTGTCATCGTGCTGGACTTCGGGTCAGACAAGACTTCGACTGCGGGGGATTTCACGATCAATTTCCCCCTCGCAAACTCTACAGATGCTATCATCCGGATTGCGTAAATGGCTAGTTATCTAGAAATAGCAGATATCCTGCAGAACCAAGAGTATAAGCGGCGGGCTACCGTGGCGGTACTTATTAAAGCTAATGGATTACTGGACTCCCCGATTGAATCTCATAAACTCTGGGCCAGTAATACCGTAGCTGCGGGGCTGTCTAGTAACATCGGTGCTCAGATGGTGCGGAAATTTCTAGCGGAAAATAGTAGCCAGAGTCTGTCGTTTCTTACGAATACTCTTAGCAACGATTCCGCTATGCAAACGCAAGCTAATTTGTTCGTAGATAATTTGCTTACTGCGGGCTGAACATATGAACATCGAAGCATTGCGCGAACTAATATCCCAGCCGCCATACGACACTATGACGGACGAAGAGTGTGTTGTTGCACTCAATACACCGACTGTCACGGTGCAGGGCGACGTATCCAAATCCAAGTATGTCTTGTGGCTGGCTGCGAATAACGGATTTGAAGTGATCGAGCAGGCTAAAGCTTTCTCGGATTCTGTTCCCGAAATTCAAGCGGGGGTTCGCGCAGCGGGACGGGCAGCAGAAGTTATTCTAAACGCTTCGGATGTGCCGACTATCAACACGGGCGACCCGCAGGTAGCGCAGTTGTTCGGTCTGTTCCAGCAAGTTGGCCTGCTTTCCGCTGACGCAGTGGAATCCTTCATGGCGGCAGGGCGGACGATGAAAACTCCGCTTGAGTCCATCAACTGGCCGGGGAACCCGCTGGCCGCCGCTGAAATTGCGAAACTGAGGGCGGTCTAATGGCTGGCGATATCAAGCTTCAATACGGCACGCCTACCGACTTAACCATCACGCTTGCGTCGTTGGCGTCCTCAAGCACGCTCGTTGCTGGCAGGGAATCAACAGCGGTCGATAACCGGACGGACGAATACCTCGACGCACTGGTGTCGGGATATGTGACGGCGGGCACGACGCTGACGGCGGGCGCACTGGAGGTGTGGGTTTACGCCCAGATTGACGACACCCCCACATACCCGGAAGTGCTGGACGGCACGGACTCGGACGAGACGTTCACAACCCGCGACCTGATGTTTGCCGGAATGCGGCTGGGCGCTCGCACCAACACGAATACGACGAATGGCGTCGTTTATCCGATTGCGCCGTTCTCCGTGGCGTCGCTGTTTGGTGGGGTCATGCCGCGACGCTGGGGCGCGTTCGTTACACATTCGATGGTGGGTGCGCTGGCCGCCAGCGGCCACAAGATCCAGTACGCGCCGGTTCACCAGCAGTACACGTAAGCCATGCCGCACCGGTATACAACATCAGTAAACAGCACTAGAAACCTTACGACGCCGCCCGTAACGGCGGCTCCGGTGACGATGACCTGCTGGTACAGACCCGTAAGTTTAGGAACTACGGGTGTAATCATGCAGTTGGGCGATTACACGGCGACTACGACTAATCAAAAATGGCGCATGGTGAAGTCATCTGCCGATCAACTCCAATTTTTAGCGGCAACCACGTCCATGTCTACGTTGACTAATACCAGTCTCACGATGGGGGAGGGGGTTTGGTATCACTGTCTCATTTCGGCTAATGCTAGCTTCAGCCCTAATAGGGCCGTCATAAACGGGGTTGCGGCTACTTTGACCTCTGTTAATAGAATCCCGGTGGGGGTGAATTCGCTCGTAGTCGGGGCGCAGTTAGCCAGTACGTCGATTGGCTCTAGCGTCGCTGCCGGCGACATTTTCTGGCCCGCTATCTGGAATGAGCAGTTAACCGCTGACGAAGAGGCATTGCTGGCAGACGGCTTAAGTCCGTTCCAGATTCGGCCAAAGAATCTGGTGTTTTTCAATTACGCGGACGACCAGCGCCGAATCCTACTAGACGCAATTCAAAATTATAATTTGGAATACACAGCGTCGGCTAGTATGCAATACATCCCTGACATTCCACCTCAAGTGGAAGCGCGGATGCCGAGACGCACGGCGCGGATCTACGGATTCCCAACTGGAACTATAAACATACTGAATTTCGAACGTAGTCCTATTCGCGGTGTTGGCCGTGGAGTTAGTTAATGGAACTTAGACTTCAAAAGAATATAGCAGCGGAACTTATGTTTCCGA